ATAAATAATAATATATAATATAGTATAAATTAAAAACACAAATTGTTATGGCGTATTACAAGTACAAAGCAAAGATTACAGATGACATTGAAGATGCAATGAACATCGTTCAAATGGTTGGTAAAGCATTAACCGAAGGCAAAACTGACAAAGCGTCGGCTCTATCAAATTTAGCAACCGCATTTAAAAAATTGGAATCTGCTCGTTATTACATCGACCGTGAATAAACAATGAAACGTATATTTCCGTATGTTGTGCTATTAGCATCATTCGTATTAGCAGGATCTGCTGCATATTACAGTGTATTTGGATTAAGCAAATTATTTTCATCACAATCAACAGCTGTAATTGTTCTTGCAGGTTCTTTAGAAGCTTCTAAGTTAATTACATCATCTTATTTGCATAGATACTGGAAACAAATAGCCACTTCAATTAAAGTTTACATGATGATTGCGGTGTTTATTTTAATGTGTATTACTTCGTTAGGCATCTATGGATTTTTAGTTTCAGCTTATCAAGATACTGCTTATAAATTTCAAAATCAAGAAACCGTTATAAGCAACTTAGAATCCAAAAAAACCAGATACAATGAACAATTGCAACAAATTGTAACTGAAAAACAAACCGTTACGAACAACATCACGGAATTAACATCTGCGTTATCAAACAACGTAATTCAATACACGGATCGAAATGGTAATCAAGTTAGAAAAACATCAAATGCTAACAGAAAAGCGTATGAAACTCAATTAAGTAATGCGAACGTTAGATTAGATGCATTGACAGAAAAACAAACAGCAATTTCTGATTCTGTTACTAAAATTGATTTCGAAATACTAGACAAACGAACTAATTCGGAAGTATCTGCAGAAATTGGCCCATTGCAATATATTGCTGAGTTATCCGGATCATCAATGGATTCGGTAGTTAATTGGTTGATAATTTTATTAATTGCAGTGTTTGACCCGTTAGCAATAATATTATTAATATCAGCAAATCGTGCTTTTGAATTAAAAGAACGCAAACATGTTAAAGCGATACCAATACTCGAATCGATTCCGGTATCAGATGTCGAAGAACCTATTGTAGTACAAGAAGAACCAAAAATCAAAACGGTTACTGAAAAGATTAAAGTCGAGCCAACCCCACAAAAACAACCAGAAATATTGTCTTATTGGAATAAATTAAGAAATGAAAGATCGCAAAGAAAAAAATAAAATTAAAGGTTTTAAACAATTACAATGCAAATATTGTGAAGAAATTTCTCCTAGAGTTGATGAAAATGCAACTGCTGTTACATGTTGGAAATGCACAATGAAATTAGTTAATGGCGAAACTTTGGAATTACGCAAGTAATCTTCTATTATTTATATAAACTATGTTAGAAGCCGAAAAGATAAAATCCAATTGGGAAATGTATCGAGCAATTGTTAATGCAACATTTCCTACACGCAAAGATGCATTGAATAAAATGTATGATGATTTAGAAGACCGAATGGTAATGATGCCTGCTTCTTCTGTAGCACATTTTCACAATGCATTTGCTGGAGGTTATGTAGATCATATACTTCGTGTTATTGATTGTACTAAAACATTGTATGTTACGTGGAAATCGATGGGTGCTGATATGTCAGGTTATACTGAAGAAGAAATGATATTTGCTGCAATGCATCATGATTTAGGTAAAGTAGGATTTCCAGGCGAAGGTAATGAAGTATATCAGATCGAAACTTCAGATTGGCATCGCAAGAATCAAAACAAAATGTATCGTCACAATGAAAACATTCCGTTCACAATGGTACCGGATCTTTCTATTTGGTTGCTTCAAGAATACGGTGTTAAATTGTCTTGGAATGAATATCAAGCAATCAAAATACATGACGGAATGTATGACGATTCAAACAAACCATATTTTGTTGCAAGAAGCGCACAAGCCAAATTGAAAACCAATCTCCCAATATTACTTCATCACGGCGATCATATGGCAGCTCAAATCGAATATGAACGTTGGAGAAACCGAGACAAATCGACTCCAAAACCAGTTGCAGAGAAAAGCAAAGTAACTAAAAGCAACGGACTTAAGAATTTAGCTGAAAATAATCCAGATGTTGAAAAGACATTAACAGATATTTTTAGTGCATTTAATCAAGATTAATCATGATAACATTAATAATTATTAGCAGTTTATTGCTAGGAACAAGCATCTTTTTTGCGTATCGTATGTGGTTTTTAGCTGGGGTATTAGCCGAAGCACAAGAATACATCGAAGAAAATCAAGCATATGAAGAAAATTTAGAAGTAACAAATCGTTACATGTATGCTAAGATTTTAGAATCATATCAAGTTATGCAGAAAATTGACCGATTAGGTGCATTTGAAAAAGATGATGAAGCCGGAACTACATTTCAATTATTAAATGAAGTAATTACACAACTTAAAGAAGAATTCGATGGCGAAGCGCAAGAAGAAAAGTAATGTTTATTTTACTAAGATTACGGAAATAGCAATATTAGCATACAATAAAACCGAAAAATCAATAACTCGAGAAAAAATATATCGTCGTTTCATTTATCCAGCATTCATGAAAATGGCAGAGAATTTGATTAACACCATCAAGCCTACGTACATTGATTCTACATTCACAGATTTGCAAACAGATTTAGTTACTTTTTTAACGGAAAGACTTCCTAAGTTTAATCCGTTAGCAGGAAAGGCATATTCATATTATACAAGAACTTCATACAATTATTTAATTGGTGAAAATGAAAAAGCTTACAAGAAGCTTAAAGCTGCTACTCAAGAATTAGATATAGATGAACAACGCAACGTGTTAACGGAAATGCACAATGAAGAAATGCGTGAAGTATTAGAATATTTCATGGATGGATACGTTGATTATTGTTATGACAATTTGAATTTCATATTTACGAATCCAACAGACATACACGTAGCTGATTCCATTCTTCATATTTTTGAAAATCGAGAAATCATCGAAGACTTCAACAAGAAACGTTTATACATATTAATTAGAGAACGTACTGGATTAGATGCATCACAAACAAATTCAGTAACGCGAGTAGTCAAAGTCCTCAAACAAATTTACGAAGACAACTTCAAAGAATATGAACAACAAAATTTCGTAAAATTGCCTTTTTGATATTTATTTATAAAGGATTTACGGTATGGACAAAAATGATGAATTATTCAAAGGTACCAGCTTTGCAGATTTAATGTCCGATGTGTATCACAATTCAAAAAAGAAAGATAGACAAATCAATCAGCTAATTGCACAGTTACAACCACTCATACGCAATGCATCTGATGCTACTATCATCGTACCACTCATCAAAGAATATTTAGATGTTGCAGTTAAAAATGATGACCATTTGGTTAAATTAACTGCCATTGTGCAAAGATATATTTCTACCAAACAAACTATATCCGGAGCTGACGGATTGCTAAGTGATGAAGAAAAACAACAGTTGCTTAAAGTTGCAGAAGCTACATTAAATAGCGAATTGGAAGATGAAATAGACCGCATACAAGAAGAAGATGTCATGTTGCAACAAAAAATTGCAGAAGCAAAATCTAAATTGACGAAGGATGTAAATGGAACAACATAACATTCAGTTTGATGTAGCAGAAGTATTAGAATATGATTATACATATCAATACATAGATTCATCTCAACCAGATGGAAATGTTAGCAAACTGTTTGCGTTACGTGTTAGATCTTGCAACAATTATTTTAATTCCAAACCATTTTTAGCTAGACCGGCTAACATGAACATGAAACAAATTCCTTTGGTAGGAGAGTTTGTTTTAATATACAAAACATTCAATCAGGACTCTACTCCTACTAAAAGAAGAGAGTCTTGGTTTTATTTATCAGCAGTTGATGTTCAATCGTCGATGAATGCTAATTTATTACCAGGTATATCAGACAAAACTGCAAATGAAATTTCATTGCAAATAAAACCAGGTAAAACGTTTCAATTCAAATCCATATCCCCATTACAACCATACGAAGGCGATTTTATATTAGAAGGTCGCACCGATGCTAGTATACGCTTTTCAAACACAATACGTCCTGGAGGAACTTATAGCATTTCAGCTCCATGGCGCGGAGAAACATCGGAAGATCATTTAACTACGCAACCTATTATCATTTTGTCAAATGGTCGTAAAAATCAAGCAAATAGAAAATTTGTAGTAGAAAATATTCAACAAGATGATGCTTCTTTGTATTTAACAAGCACACAAACATTTCCAGAGTTTCGTTTAAATAACACTATACGTCAATCTAAACATGGAGAAACTGCATTTTCTAGATCACAATTTATCGGCGTAGCTGAACGAATAACACTTAAAGCTAAAACTGATGTTGTGGTATTAGATTCACAACAAGCAGTAGAATTGAATGCTCCGGTTGTATCGTTAGGCATTAAAAAAGAAAAAGAACCGGGATTACATAGCACTGCCGTAGAAAATTTATTCAACATGTTCTTACAAGTAATTTCAACATCATTACGAGATAGCAACGGCGCGCCTGTAATTATTTCAGATGCTACATTTTTTAATCGATATCAAACGGAATTAAACAAATTGAAAAACAATAACATTCAACAGGATACGTATTAACAATGGCATCGTTATTTCCATACAATCAGATTTCGCAAATACCAACTCGCATATTGGATTCCATACAACCGTTGATAACGGAAAAAACAGAAGAATTAAACAAATTAACAACGCAGCTACAGAATGCATTGTTATCTTTATCGCCAAATGCTAATTGCGACGATGCCGAAATTTTACAATTAAAAACTGTATTAAGAAATTTAGAAACAGTTATCAATCAACTTCAATCAATATTTGAATTTGTACCTATCATAAGCGGCACATTTAGATTTTTAATTAATTTTGCAACTACTTCTGCTAACATACAACTTTTAATACCAATGACTCCGGGAGTACCAAATGGTCCATTAGTACAAATATTAAACACATTTACTGACGTAATTACTATATCTAGCGCATGCATATCCATATTAGCTAATAACATTGAATTGATTAATGGATTTATAGAAAAAGCTGCTGCTGTTACCGGATTAACGGATTCTACAATTTCAAATACGTGTGGCGGTGGAATTGATACCACATCTCCTGATACAAGTCTTTTATCAGAAAACATTACATTAACGAGATTAGAACAACAATATCCTAGTGATTTCTACAAAAAAGTTAATGTGTCTGATTCGGATTTACAACAAAGATTTGATGCTATACAAGAATTAATTCTAAATCAGGTTGATGTTGTTGCTAATTTAAATGAAGCACCTTCTCGAGTTTTATATGGATCTGGAGTTCCTGCTGCTAATATTGGTCAAACCGGAGACTATTACGTAGATACTACGGATCAAACCGTATACGGACCAAAGACAGATTCATCCAATTGGTTATAAACCATATTTTACGCAATTTGATATTTATAATAAATAATATACATATGGATTCAAAAACATTGATAAAAGCACTAAAAATTGCCGTGCGTGAAGTTATTAAAGAAGAATTAACCGAAATTCTTCGCGAAGGGTTACAATCTACAATTACTGAAATGAAACAACCAAAACAACAAGTTAAAGTAGATACAAATAAAACAATACGTGTTGAACCAAGAATGGTAAATGAAGGTGGTAGGAAATCTAAACCGCAATTTTCTGAAAATAAATGGGCATCCGTATTAAATGAAACAGATGCATTGGTAGAACAAGGTCCAATGGCTATGAATAGTTTTAAAGAATTAATGGCAGAAGGTATGGATGAAATTCGAATGACATCTCAAGATGCTATGAATTTTGGATCAATGCGACAAAACATGAAAGAAGCAATCGGTATAACTCCGGCAGCTCCTAAAGTAATGGAAGATCCGGAAACTGGAAAAGTATATGAAGTTGATCCGGTAGTTCAACAAGCTATGACTCGCGATTATTCTGCGTTGATGAAAGCAATAAATAAAAAGAAAACTAGTTAATGGCATTTGTTTATGAAAATATAGCTCAAGTCGTTGATTCTGTCAATGAAATTGGATTAGGAGTAAAATTCACTAATGCAGAGTCTATTTTCAAAACTATATATACAGTACGAGAACAAGCCAAAGAAAACTTAAAAACTTTGTTATTTACTCGAATCGGCGAACGGTACATGCAGCCAACATTCGGCACTAATTTATTGAATTTATTGTTTGAACCAAATACCATACAAATTAAAGAAGATGTTTCGGAAATATTAATTGATCCAATCAATGTATGGTTACCATATATTTCAATCGAAAATATCAATGTAATAACGGCAGAAGAAGATCCAACACTTCCGCATCAACTTTCAATTACAATAACATATAATATTGAAAATTTTAGTACTGACAGTATAGTTGTATATGCAAATAACGACAATACAATATCAATAGTGTAAGCATGGAAACAAAAAAAGATGTATCATATTTAGGCAAAGATTTTGGACAATTTCGAAAAAATCTAATAGAATTTACTAAACAGTATTTTCCAAATTCTTACACAGATTTTAACGAATCTTCTCCTGGTATGTTGTTTATAGAATTAGCTTCATATGTTGGAGATGTACTTTCATTCTATGCTGATACTAATTTACGAGAATCGTTGTTAGAACGTGCTACAGAACGAGGCAATGTTTTTGATTTAGCACGAGCATTAGGATATAAACCAAACAATTCCGTAGCAGCACAAGTTACATTGGATGTATTTCAATTAGTTCCAGCTGCCGGATCTGGCGCATCTGTTGCTCCAGATTTTAACTATGCACTGTCTATCAAATCGGGAATGCAAATAAAACAACAAAATGGAGCTGCTGTATTTAGAACTTTGGAAGATGTAGATTTTGGATTTTCATCTTCATTCAATCCTACGGAAGTAACTATTTATGAGACTAATACCACAACTAATCAACCTACGTATTATTTACTTAAAAAATCAGTAAAAGCTGTAGCTGGTCAAATTAAAACTGCTACATTTACATTTACATCGCCAGTTGCGTATGATAAAATAGTGTTACCTGAAACAAATATTGTAGAAATTATTTCTGTAACAGAAACCGATGGAGATAATTGGTATCAAGTTCCATATTTAGCACAAGATACCATCTTCGAAGATGTGCCAAATCTTTTAGAAAATGATCCGGATTTAGTTGGATATCGTTCTTCGGCGCCAACGCTTCTTAAAATGAAAAAAACATCAAAACGTTTTGTTACTAGATTACGAAGTGATAATCGTTTAGAACTTCAATTTGGTGCAGGTATTTCTGACAATAATGATGAAGAAATAATTCCTAATCCGGATAATGTTGGCAATGGTTTAGCTGGCTTTAGAAGATCTGTAGATATTGATATAGATCCTTCTAATTTTTTATATACACGAGCTTATGGACAAGCTCCAGCTAATACTTCGTTAACAGTAACATATACGATAGGTAACGGTATACAAGACAACGTACCCGCAGCTACTTTGAAAACTATTAATTTTATAGAATATAACGACGATATTAATTCTTCAAATAATGCTGGTTTAGTAAATTTTGTAAAATCATCTGTTGCTGTTACAAATCCAAATCCGGCTTCGGGAGGTAAGACTGCGGATACGTTAATTGATATCAAAAACAACGCATTAGCTAATTTTGCGACACAAAATCGTTTAGTTACAAAAGATGATTACATTATTCGTGCTTATTCAATGCCATCAAAATACGGAAGCGTAGCTAAAGCATACATAGTTCCCGATGATCAAATTACTCAACAAGAACTAGTACAATCTCGAATACCAAATCCATTAGCATTAAACATGTATGTATTAGGATACGATCAAAACAAACAATTGGTAGCTGTTAATAATGCAGTTAAAGAAAATTTAAAAACGTATTTAGATTATTATAGAATTTTAACGGATGCTGTAAATATTAAAGACGCATTCATAATCAATATTGGAATTAATTTTGAAATTTCAGTTTTGCCAAATTACAATACCAATGCAGTTAAACTTCGTTGTATTGACGATCTTAAAAATTTATTTAACATAGATCGTTGGCAAATAAATCAACCTATTATAAAATCCGATGCATTGACTACGTTAGCTAATGTACCCGGAGTACAATCTGTAATTGGAGTTGAATTTACTAATTTATACAGAACCAGCGATGGATATTCAGGAAATATTTATGATTTGACTACGGCTACAAGAAATGGAGTAATTTATCCATCTTTAGATCCTAGTATTTTTGAAATAAGATTTCCAAATCAAGATATCCGCGGCAAAGTAACATCTTTTTAAAGGATAATAAATGTTTAGAATATTTTACGCACAACAAGATGCTAGTTTATATGAATCAGCTCCAAGTTATAATACTGGCATCGATGAAATATTAGAAGTTGGAAAACGTTTAAATACTGATGGTGACACGTTACTAAAATCCAGATCTGTAGTAAAATTTGATATGACAGAAATATCTGCATCATTATCTAAATATGGAAAAACAGTTAATGATTGTAAATTTGTTTTACAATTATTTACATCTCATGCAAAAAACTTGCCATCTGAATATGCCATATATGCAAAATTAGTTGGACAAAATTGGATAAATGGTACTGGATTTCAATCTGGTGCAACTACCGACGGTATAAGTTGGACGTATCCTATATCTGGAAGTTCTTGGTATTCTAGTAGTCAAAACATACAAATTGGTTCTAGTACATTGTATGCGGCCGGAATTGGAGAAGGTGGTAGTTATATGTATCAATCCGCATCTGGTGGATCTACTGCAGGATTGGTTACATCTGAATCTTTTTCATATAGAACTACAGACATTAATATGGATGTAACTAATGCTGTAAAAATATGGTTGAGTGGTAGCGGCGGCGCATCTATTCCTAATTACGGATTTTTATTGCAATTTGCGGATAGCGATGAAGCAAATTCAGCAGTAAAAGGATACATAAGATTTTTTAGTAGAGAAACTCATACTATATATGTTCCTAGAATAACAATGTATTGGGATGATACTACATTTACAACAGGATCTTTAGCTGCGGTTAATACTGAGTCATATACTACTTATACACGCGTTAAACCTACTTATAAAGATACAGAAATTGCAAAAATAAGAATATTCGGAAGGGATCGATATCCACAAAAATCTCCGACAAACGTATTTCCAATTGAAACTGTAAAATACTTACCGCAAACTACTTATTACACAGTTATCGATGCGTTAACGGAAGAAACCATAATTCCGTACGATGATATTTATAGTAAATTGAGTTGTGATTCAACAAGTAATTTTATATATTTAGATTTAAACGGTTTAATGCCAGAACGGTATTATCGTTTAGAATTAAAAATTAAAGATGGCATTGTTGAAGATTACATCACAGATCAAATTTACTTTAAAGTGATTCGATAATGGCAGAAACGACGCGACAATTTGATACGGTTAATTTACGAAAAAATGCAAAGTATTTAAAAAATGGATTAACTGTTACTTCCGATAATGTTAGCATTCATCCTCGCGATGCAGCTGGCAATATCACGTTACAAGAAGCATCCGAAACTAATCCGTTATTAATTATCGAACCGACAGTTTCTAATATTTCTAACAATTCCATGTTAAAAATTTTAAATACTCGTTTTGAATATTTTAAATTTCCTGTTACTATAACTGTTAGCTCAGTTACATTAGACTCTGATATAGTTGCAATAACAGATTCTGTTACGGATTTAGCTTATTCTAGATTTAAACCTGCAGATAATCAATCTATTCCAGTAACAACATTTCCTGGCGGATTAGAATTTAGTGAAGTAGTCGATGGACAACCACAAATCAATACTAATGCGTATTATGTAACTAAAGAAATAAAAAATTCTGGAACAGATTTACGATTTAGAATTAAAATTAATCATAGATACACAGGCGCCGCTCAATACGGATCTGCATATTTTACGATTATAAAAAATGGACCAGATACCGAAGGATTAAATCGAGCATTCAAAGGCCCATTTGCTAATTTTCCCGCAGATGGTCATTTAGGAACAGATGGCTTTGGTTTAATACGAGATACAGAAACTCAGACATTAATAATCGATGAAATTATTCCAAATTCTCAATTTGAAATTGGAGACACATTTGGAATCGGTGCTTTTTCCGGACAAGATACACATACTATAATTGCAGATCAAACATATTGGGTGATTACAGATGCATCTAAAAATGTTGATTTATGGAATCAAACAATTGAATAAACATGTTAACGCAGTATAAAAATATCGATGAAATAAAAAATGCGGTTCGGTCATTATCCGGCGAACGTATTGCAAATCGTAAACTTCAATTTGCGAGTTACGATATAAATGAAACTGTACGTTTTAATACGGATATAACTACTCAAACAGATGCATCTAGAATTGAAATGCATGTTTATTCCGATGATACTTGGTTAACTGGTACGCATAAAATTGGCATAAAAAATAGTATACCGGAATATCGAGATAAAATTACCAATGAATTAATTACGTTTGGCGCACAGCCAGTTGCAATTGATGTTTATGATGAATTTTCAAAATTAGATTTAACTGCAGGTACATTTAGAATTGCAATCAATTTCTTTAAGAATTTAATTGGAAGTTTTGAACGACAACATTTAAGAATTGATGAAATTTCTCCAGATCGTACGGAAATACGTTTACGTGCAATTGATGCTGACGATTCTGAATTTTTACAACAAATAACAAATTACATTGATACGGTTAATCAAACTGCTAGCAGAACTTCATACAAATCGTATTTGTTAAATTTTAGTAGAAATCAATGTTTTGTTTTTGTTAATAGTGTAGTTGTTGGTGAATATTTGTATGTAAAATTGTACGAACCACTACCGGCTAACATAGAAACGGATTTTAAATGTTGGGTAGTAGAAGAACAAAAATCATCTTATATTGATAGAATTTCTATCGTACCGTCTATTACAAGACCACAATACAATCAATTATCAAATCCAAATTGGTATGCAAATGCCGATTACAATATTTCATCCGGCACTAATTTTGATTCGTGGAATGATATATTAGGATCATCTGTACAAACATCTCAACAAATTATAGATGCATATTTTTCCGGAAGTTTATCTGGAATTAAATTAAACATAGATTTTACCGATTATAATAATTTTGTTTTTTATAGTTCAGCAACTGAACGTTTAGAGAATTTTAAATATAAGTTAGAACTTTTAGAATATTATGCTGCACAAAGTACAGCATTATCATATATTTCTGGATCTACAGCTACAACTAATGCTGCAGATTATACGGATAGAAAAACTGCATTAATAAGTGGTTTTGATGCGTTTGAAAAGTATTTATATTACGAGTCTTCATCTAGAATAACAACGTACAATATTCCGTTAGAAGCACCTACAGTACCGGAAGTTACTGGTAGTTATATTTTTCCGGTACCGAAGTCTAATTCATCTCGTCCGTACAATTTATATCCTATATCCAGTTCACAGTTTCAATCTTGGTATTCTACGGTTTATGCTAGTGCTAGTTTATATGATAATAGAAATATACACTCTTTAATCAAAGCAGTTCCAGAATTTATTAGATTCGATTCTAACAATGAAAATTTAGCTACATTTGTTAACATGTTAGGTCATCATTATGATATACTTTATACGTATATTAATCACATGACTAAAATACATAAACGAGAAGAAAATCCTAAACTAGGTATGCCAAATGAATTGTTGTATTCTGTAGCAAAACAATTTGGATGGAACTTAACAGATGGAAATCAGTATCAAGATCTTTGGGGATATGTATTAGGAACAAATGAATCAGGGGTTCCGTTAACTGGATCTAATACAGTTGGAGATCCTAGTGTTCCCGGACGAGATATGACATACGCAGTATGGCGTCGCATCATAAATAACTTACCATTGTTATTAAAGTCAAAAGGGACTAAACGAAGTGTACAAGCATTGCTTTCTTGTTACGGTATTCCACAATCTTTGATAACAATTAAAGAATATGGAGGTCCTAGACTAGATAGAGCTCCCGTATATGAAAAATTAAATTTTGATTATGCTTTAGATTTAAGTGGAAGTTCTGCGGGTAGTGTAAAAATTACGTATACGACTACTCCAACTGATATAGAATTTCGATTCCGTACGGCTAATGTAATTACAAATCCAACTATTCCATCTACAATGGAATTATTTGATATTAACGGCGGACAATTATATGCTACTATAGATTTTACTTCGGGCACTAAAGGTACTATTTCATTAAACGGAAATGCATCTACTCCAATAGAAATGTTTGATGGAGGATGGTTAAGTGTATTAGTAACATATGATTCAAATACTGGAGATTCGTATGCAGTTGTTAAACGTTCTAAATACGGAAAAATTGTAGCAGAAACATCAGTGACGGCCTCTGGAATTACTATTCCTGCTGCTTCAAGTACATTGGAATTTGGAGGAGCGACTAATGCTGCTAGATTAAAAGGACAACTTCAAGAAATACGTTTATGGAATCGTACGTCATCAATTGAACCATATTTTGACAATCACGTAAAAGCGCCATCTTCTTATAATAGTTCCAATCCATACAATGAATTATTGTTTCGTTTACCATTAACACAAAAAATTAATCACGCATTAACCGGTTCGTTGCAAGGAGTACAGCCAGTAGCGGCTAACTTTAGTGCATCGATGCAATCATGGTCTACTGCTACTCCATATGATTCAATCGAAGAAACATATTATTTTGATGCAATATCATTGGCTGCCGGAACGTATGATGATAATAAAATACGATTAGAAGACAATGAATTAGTTGGAAATTTAGATTTTGTAACTAGAGCTGAACGCAGTCAATTTGATAAAGCGCCATTAGATAGTAAAAAATTAGGAGTATATTTTTCTCCACAAACAATGATTGATGAAGATATCATTGCACAACTAGGATTTACTGAATTAGATAGTTTTATTGGAGATCCGGGAGAGACTGAATCAAAATCATATCCTAGATTAATTCAACGTGCGCAATCGTATTGGAAAAAATATGCAGAAGCAAATGACATTAATGCTTATATAAAAATATTTACATTGTTTGATTTGTCATTTTTCCGACAATTAGAACAACTATTACCGGCTCGTGCTGATAAATTAACTGGTATACTTATACAACCTAATATATTAGAACGAAGTAAAGATGTCGCATTGCCTAAATTGTCATACGAAAACAATGTATACAACGTAACTTTGCAAAGTGTTCCTCCTACTGCATCTGGAGATTATTTACAATACATAGGCGGAATTGATGGTCGTATTTTAACAATATCCGGAAATGATGATGATCAATATCAAGCATATTTAACTGCATCTGACGCACAAAGATATAATGGTACTACATATTCATATGAGTATCTTGTATTTGATGGAAGTAGTTACATAACAGCATCTACCCCATATTGGCGTAGCGAAGCTTTTTGTCCTACAATTTTTACAAGCGTTGCATCTGAATATCAAATTACTTCTGCTAGTTATGTAGCAACATATACGGGGGTTACATATGGATCTGGCTCATATGGAACTAGTAGTTATGCTACTGTATCTTATAAATTTAGTGGAAGTATTGCACAAGTACAAAATTATTTGCCAGCCGGAATTAACAATCAAAAATATAATGGATCTAAATTAACATCCGCAGACTTTAATATCAATTCTACGCAAACTGTAGATGGCGGTCCATCAGTAGAATGGAAGACTGCAAATCCTAATCAGTTGATATATCAAACCTTAGGAGAACAAGGAAGTTTTGTTTTAGTATAAATTTTAATAGTAGATATTTATTTTAAATAGGAATAAAATATGGGATACTTAGATAATAGTTCTGTAACTGTTGATGCTATCTTAACTCTTAAAGGCCGAGAATTGCTAGCAAGAGGCGGAGATGCATTTAAAATTACTCAGTTTGCTTTAGGGGATGATGAAGTAGATTATTCGTTATGGAATCCAAATCATCCATTAGGAACTAACTATTACGGCGTAATCATTGAGAATATGCCAATAGTTGAAGCAGTTGCTGATGAAACTCAAGCATTGCGTTACAAATTAATTACATTGCCAAAACAAACAACTAATATACCGGTAGTTACGGTAGGAAATACTGCTATTACTTTATTAGCATCTGGCGACGCTTCGGCAATTTCTCCAAATACTAGCAATTTAACTGGAGGTAATTCTAATTTAGGATATACAGCAATATTATCAGATTCTACAGTTGCTGATATTCAAGTAACACGTGCATTACAAAATTCCGTGTTGCCAACTAGTCCTAGATTTATTGGAGATAATGAAGACGCACAAAGCGTTGCGGTTGCTGGATTTGAATTCCGAGTTATAGCAAAAGCACAATATATTGAAGATAAAACTGCAACCATTACTATTATTGGAAACGAAACTGGTGGTAGCGTTACTATTAATTTAACAGTTAAAAAAGTTACTGCAGTAACAAATAATGCAACTAGTTAATAAAGAAGTAAATATGAAAGATTTTATTAAAAAATTAAAACAACAACCTAAGCAAGGCGGATTTCCTCTTGGTAATCAATCCGGTAATCAACAATCTGGCGGAGTACGTGGCGGCGGTTTACTTCAAAGTCAAAATGTAGCTGCTCAAGCAGGTGCTGCATTCAATGAACAAGTACAACAGTTGGCTCAGCAACTTGCTAACGAAATAATTGCAGAACAACAGCAAACTACAATATTAGCAAGAAACGGACGCGTATATACTAGATTTGATCAAACTAATGATGTAGTATCTAATCAGACTGAAACTGTCACTGCTGGGTTATGGAGCGATAATGTTGCCGGATTAACTACGTATTTTTCTTCGTCAGCACAAACTACATCTCAGAGAAGATACTATGTAGATGTATATCAAGAAACTCCTAGCGCCGATGGCGCAGCTGTTCAATTTGCTTTAGCATATGGACATGCATTAGGAAGTGGCTCTTCAGCCCAAGGTACTCAAAATGATTCTCCTACTAGAGCCGTTTATTCTCAATATAGACAACTTTTATTAAGTGCAAATCAATCTAGATTTACGACAGCTGGATCTGGTAGTACAGATTCCATATACGTATTAAATTTTAAAAGAAATCGTTTAAAGGAACGTTTAGATGCTGGTAATTTCGAACTACCTTTATTATCAATATCTACTCACGATGTTAATGCAACTGGATCAGTTACAGTAGGCTCTAACGTAATCAAATTGATAGATGATTCTTCAATTGCATCTGCAACTATAGGAGATTCTGGAAAAGTTTATAACGTTGTATCTGGTTCTATAACAAATGGAGTTTTCAACTCTACATCACCTGTATATTATGGTTTAGCTTATCCAGACCATGGCGTATTGGTATTAGATGGAAAAATGTTAGATGGACAATTAAGTTTTGCTACTAATTTAAGTGGTAGTACGACTGCCGGAGCAGAAGGTAATAATCATTTCCTTTTATATCATTCAATTTCCGGATCCGGTGCATTATCTAATCAATTTTTAGCAAGAAATTCAGAAAAAATTACTAGTACACATTATTTCGTAAGAGTAAAAAATGCAGAATATAATTTTTCAAACAATCCATCTTATGTAACTGGAAGTGTTGGGCAGATTTCACAAACCACATTTATCGGAGATCCTAAAACTTATATTACTACGGTTGGTTTATACAATGATAGTAGAGAATTATTAGCAGTTGCTAAATTAAGTAAGCCATTATTGAAATCATTTCAAAGAGAAGCATTGATTCGAGTTAAGCTTGATTACTAAAACAATCAATGATTTGAGCCCTGTTATATTTATTATAAATGTAGCAGGGTTTTTACTATTATGACAAACGTAATAAATAGCATAGATATATATCAAGGAATCAATCCAACTGTTTTTAAAAAAGTGGATTCTAGCGATGTATCTAGCAATCCGTTTCAGACATATAAATTGTGGACGTTTTATTCAGGCAGTGCAACTTCAAGTTGTTTGCCATTAATTGGTATTTATTCCGATCCAAATAATCTTCCGGCATTAGATTCAGATGTTGCTTATAATAGTGCATCCAATGTAGATGGAAGTTTAAGATCCGTAACTTATTTTTCTATTAATCATCTTTTTTATAAAAATAAATTCGAACCGTATAATACATTTGGACCGACTAATTTAAATCGCACTCCAAAATTTTTATATCAAACCGCATCTGTATTATCTATACCTAATATACGAGTCGGTGAAGGAATAAAACCTGCATCATTTCAATTTACTGGAAGTGTAAATTTAAGTTCGGATATGTATGGTAATGTAATAGAAACTGCTTTTAATACAGCATCTATTGTTTCAGAAACAAAATATTACGAAGGTTTTAATGAATATTTTGATACGACACGTATTACGTATGAAAGTCAAAACGTAACATATCAGCCCGGAGTTACAACTACAACTGGAGCAACTTCTTCAATTGGATTATCGGCTAAATTCAATGGCAACGGTTACATAAAAGATGATATATTAGGACAATATGATAGAAGTACAGATTATAGTATTGCATTTTTTATATCTGGCGCAAATTCTACAATAAATAATGAGTTAGTATTAACTAAAGCTTCTAGTAGTATTACTCCAAAATATCCGTTTCGAATAGAATTAAGTGGTAGCAATCAATTAATTTTTTCAGCTGCTGGTAGTACTACATTTAAAACGCAAATTACTTCATCTACTTTTGTTACTGCATCTTGGTATCATGTTGTATGTCAAAAAACTGGAAGTAATTTACAAATGTATATTAATGGTACGCTGCATGCATATGCTAGTAGTACGTTATTACAAATGCCGTTAGGCCCATTTACTTCATCTGCAAGAATTGATAACAATCACCCATTGTATATAGGAGGATATTCCGTTACGTCGAACAATTTACAAGGGTATTTAGATGAAATACGAATTTATACCAAAGCATTAACTGCTACACAAATTGGTTATTTAGCAGATCGTACGCAAGGCGGAACTATGTTACAGACTAACAAAGTTGGTAACGTATTTGCTAAACAAGGAATGACTGTAATATCCAGTCCAGATTATCGTTACAACAATATTTTAACCGTACCATATACTGCTAGTTATCGTAGCACATTAACAATGTATGAATTAGGAGTTATTACTCGCATTGATGCTGGCGATTTTAACTTATCATTGAATCCTAGTTTAACCATGGATGACGATGTTACGTATCAAACATTTGCTAGTTCCAGCGTATTTTCTCCTTACATAACTACAATTGGCTTGTATGATAATTACGGACAATTGTTGGCAATTGCTAAATTAGCACAACCTATTAAAAAACGAGACGATGTTGATATGAATTTTTTCATACGACTTGATATTGATAAAAACATTTTACCGGGATAATGCATGATACGTTTAAAACATTTATTACGAGAAATGTCTGATTCGGATATTCGTCGTTGTTTGGATAAAATTCAAAACAAACAATTCAAACTTATAGCACAAGGAGACAACGGCCGAGTTTATGAAATCAACGATGAAGACAAAGTATTTAAAATTACCAAAGAACAAGATGAATATGAAGTAGCACGTAATATCGTGAATCGTTATACTGAATTTACTACGTTTATTCCTGTTTATTACGTTGATGGTAAAAATATGTATATCATGGCAAATGCAGAACAATTACCCGTACGCATGAAACGAGAAATAGATTTGTTTATGCAAGATTTTGCCGTATATGCACGGGGCGAAGGTGGAGAAGTTTCCATATTTGATTTTTTAGATGAAACGGATTCTATAGATCCTCGTTTAGATAATTTTTTAAATGCTCTCAAAACCGACGTTAATAGGATTGGAATACCGGAATTTGATTTAGATTTAGATTTTCGATCCGATAATGTCATGACGTGGAACGGAAATTTAGTATTAGTTGATTGGTAATATTTATTATATATGAAACAGAACCTATTAGAACGTATTATTAGAACAATGCTTTTTGAACAAAGCGAAGTTACTCCGATTGAATATGATCCAGAAGATATCCCGGTAAAAATTACATTGATGAATGGTGCCGATAAAACAACTGAAAGATCGGAATACGAAGCTGCAGGTGCGGTATATGGATTTGATGTAAAAGTTATTGCAAAAAAATTCAAACCGAAACAAGAACCCGGCACGGATAAACAAAAAACTAAATTACCGAAAGTACGTGCTTCTGCAGATGTTTTATTTAAATCTATTAATGATACGTTAAAACAACCACAATTTGCTAAAGCATCGAGTATGTTAAACAACAATCATAATGTGTTGATAAGTGGCGATTTACGACCATCTGCTAGAGTTTTTTCTTTTCGATGTTGGGTATTTGACCGTGAATTTTTTGCTAATCAAACTGAATTGTTTTTAAAGAAAGATACAACAACTAGACCCGAAGATAGTGTACAAATATTCGTACGAACCCCCGAACGATTAGGCGATTCTTCAATAAATAAATTTGAAAATGGAGAATATTATGCGAAACAGTTGTTACTAAACAAAGGTTTAAATCGACAAAATGTAGATCCAATTGGATTAAAACAATATGAAGAATGGTACAACAAATTAAAAAAAATTAATATTACATTGCCAACCGTAGATTTTACAAAAATAGATATTAGCAAATTACCAGAAGCTCCCGTTGTTGAACCGGATGCTCCAATTGAAAAAATATATTCTGTCGACATGGGTGGTAAAGATGTAGATCTTTTTAGTAAAATGGAAAATGAAGAAATAACAGTTATTTTTACATTATTAGCAGATAAAGTTTTAAGTAAAGTTACAAAAACGTTTTTATTTACAGGAGATATATTAGATGATAAATATGAACAAGATATAATTCAATATGTAGGTTCCGTAACAGATCCGGTTACGATGAATAAACTATTTATTGGAACGATACAAGCTGAAGCTTATAATTCCGTTACTCTAGAATTAGAGTATCGTTTTTGGCAAGGAACAATTACTGATTTTAAATTTTGGGAAGAAGCCGGAGGCATAATGAAAGATTACCTAGTATCGGGAGATGTAGAAAATGGAGTCTTTGTAGATTCAGCAACGATAACGAAGCCGAATGGAAAAACTAGTACTTGGAAAGAATATATAGATTGGAAAAAATCTAATTAGAATAAATATAAAATAGTTATGGCAAAAAATCATTGGCACACTGCCGGCAGTACTAAACGAGCAGCTGCGTATAAATACGGTTACAAATCAGGATTAGAACATGTTGTAGCTGAACAAATAAAATCAGCTGATTATCCTTTGAAATATGAAACTGAAACATTAAAATATATAGTACCGGAGCGTCAAGCAAAATACACTCCGGATTTTGTATTTGTTAAACGCAACGGAGAATTAATGTTTATTGAAACAAAAGGACGTTGGACAAGTGCTGATCGTTTAAAAATGAAACACGTATTAGCATCTAATCCTAACATTGATATTCGTATGGTTTTTCAGACTCCTACACAAAAAATATCAAAAAGCAGCAAAACTACATATGAAGCTTATGCTATGAAATTAGGTATAAAACATGTAGCAAAAAAAGAAATTCCTGCAGAATGGATGGCGGAATGTTTGAAAAATGGCGAAGAAGTTATAAATGTTAAGAAATTTTTTACGTAAAGATTTGAAATGTGAAATATTTTTAATACATTCATGTAAATTAATGATACATTAATTATAATGATTGATTCAGACTTGAATCGATCGTTAGACCAGAAATGTAATGTATGTGTCTAACCAATATTATTAATTATATTATATTAATATATA